ACTGTTGCCAACATCTTTGGAGACGACAATCTTATGTGTCTCAAGGATTGCGAACACCTAACCCCCGAAGAAGTAGAGCAGACATTCCGCCGCGTCTTCGGCCTATCAGGTTTGGTTCTGGAACCATTCAAAATCCAGCGAACGCCTATTGGTATGAGCTTTCTTGGTTTTACTGTTCAAAAGTATCATGAATGGTATATTCCGAGATATCCAATCGATCGGTTGATGGCCTCTTTCTGTTATTGTATCTCCAAACTTTCAGAAGCCGCTTCGATCTCTAAACTGTGGACCCTTACTGTTATGTCCGCAGGAAGTGGTGAGGTTATCTTTAATCAAGTGGCTTCAGCGCTCTACCACGTTCTCCTCTCTGTTGAGGATTCCTCTGACCCCGTTACTCAGTCTTATTGTAACGTTGGTGTCCCCACTTTTGACGATTGCATGTCTTTCTATATTGGCTTAGAGCACACTGTAATTGACGACTATTTTGACTACTCTGTTTTGGAGGTGGATGGTATAAATAGAGATTCTACTGATGTCGAATGTCAATTCAAAAGCGCAGCGCAAGAAGCGTGAAGCGCGTAAGCCAAGAGTCGTTACGACTCGAGCGCCGGCGAAGGTTGTGGTTAACCCACCTCGCCAGCGTAAAAAGAAAGCGGCGACCCGCAAGGGTGGTCAGCCAGCAGCTGCTCCAGCAGTGGCTGGCTCAGGTGCGTATCACTTAAGTGGTAACGCATCCTGGAACCTTCCTGGGTTCCGGGGCGGATTATCCGGCGCTATGTCGGATGGTGTCGTCACGGGCACGGGTGCGTACAAGGTTCGGTCTAACTCCCTTATGGGGGCTATTGACCTTACTGGCACCGTGCCAAGAGTGGCGAATAGGAATAATAGCGAAGCATTCGTTATTAACCACCGCGAATACGTCAAGGATATTTATTCTGGCGATTATGTGGAGGGTTCCACTGACTCAACTGAATTCAAGATTGAGTCTTTCCGCCTTAATCCTGCAAATTCGGAACTTTTCCCATGGTTGAGTACTATTGCTCCTAATTTCCAAGAGTACGCCATTACTGGTATGCTCGTGGAGTACAAGACCATGGCCTCCGATTTGTCCACAACGTTGAATCTTGGTACTGTCATAATGACTGCCGATTACAACGCCCTAGCAGATCCTCCTTTAACGAAGATTGCTATGGAGAACATGGAGAACGCCGGTTCCGTCAAACCGTCGATGTCCAATATCATGCCTATCGAGTGTGCTAAGAAACTGACCTCTGTGTCGACTCACCTGTTCGTGGGTCCTGTTGACGCTGAAGTTGGAGACGCTCGTTTGTATGACATGGCGAATATCTTTATCGCCTCTCTAGGTATTCCCAGGGATAACACTGTAATAGGTGAACTCTGGGTTACTTATGAGATTGCTTTTTATAAGCCTAAACTCTGCCAATTCCCTGCTTCACAAGTGAATTTTTCATTTGGTGGGGAGTTTAATGCTGCAGACAGTGAGTGGTTGAAAGATATCGGTGCTGTGCTCTACGCCGATAATAGTCCTTTGATCAACATTACTTGGGAAGATCCCAATAATGGTGCCATTCACTTGCCCGCCATACCTGGGCAGAACTTTGCGATTTTTGCACAATGGAGTGGAACTGACTTGGCTTATCCAGTCGATCCCGCCCCTCCCTCAATTCAATCTGTTGGTATTTCAGCTATCGAGTTTCCTGACTCGCAAACTGTTTTCACCACTCCGAACTTAGTCGTTGGTGACGGTTGCAAAACCATATCCATTTTCTTTGTTTGTAAGGTGCTTGAGGGCTATCCTGATCCATATTTCTACTTTGATCCTGCTAGTGGAACATGGAATAATGGTGTGCTTAATCTTTTCATAACTTTGTGGAATAGGAACACGCCACTGACCCCAGTGGCTGCTCCGATTATGTCCAAACCAGTACTCTTGTTCGACTCTAAGCGTCATGTGTCCTCTGAGGATACATCGCGCTCTGAGAGTGGTCGCGTGACCGAAACACGAGTCCACCTCGACATTGAGGAATGTCATAATTCTCTACAACCCCTGCAGCGGCTTGTCCCGCAAACGGGCCCTGTTCGGAAGTATACGCACTAGAGAGACCCCTAGGCCTCGGTGTGTGTAATGGATTAGCGAGGAGTTTATTAACCCCGTGAACCATGAATATATATAAAAAAAAAAAAAA